ATGACTGAATTTAAACCGTTTGAGAATGAGCTTGCCGGGCTGCTGGCAGCGCTGTCACCCGCTGGCCGTCGTCGCCTGACTATGGAGATAGCGAAGAAGCTGCGCCAGCAACAACAGCAGCGCGTCAAAGCCCAGAAAAACCCGGACGGCTCACCGTATGCAAAGCGAAAGCCCCAGCCGCTGCGCGCAAAGAAAGGCCGGATTAAGCGAGAAATGTTCGCGAAGCTGCGCACGAATCGCTATCTGAAAGCCAGCGGTAATGACAGCGCGGCAGTGGTGGAGTTTACCGGCAAAGTGCAGCGCATCGCCAGAGTTCATCAGTTTGGCTGTGAAGGACAGACCCGGAAGAAACAGCCCGGTATTAACATACCCGGAACGTACGTTGTTGGGGCTGAATGCCGCCGATATGCTGGCGATTGAAGAGATGGTGTTTCACCATCTGCAAAACTAAAAAGCCCGGAAGGGCTATGTCGTCACTTTCTTTCAGCTAACTTTTCCAGGGTAAAGCTCGCTAACCAGATGCGCTTTGTTTCGACTTCACTTACTGAAAATGCCGTAATTGCGTCAATAGTGTATTCTTTGCCTTTCTCAAAATGATAGTCAACTGGCAGGCACGTGCCTGGCTGTACGCTGAATGTCGGCTCGCTCTTGTAGTCACGTTCCCAGACCGGGTGCATATAATTATCGGGAAAACGCTCCGCTACTCTGATAACCAATAATTTGGATTTCCCTCCCTTTGTCAGTGAGTCATTTGGTACTGCAAAGCAGGGTTGACCGTTTTGAGTCAATGAAATATCAGCCGCCCGGTAAGGTGAGTTATGTAACGCACAGCCACCCAAAACCACCGATACTACAATCAAAATTATTTTTTTCATTTCCAAAGGCACCGTTTATCTGCAGGAGAGGCTAAAAAGTATTTGAGAGTATTCTCATATTTGTTTTTTAAGTCGGGGCCAATTATTCCTTTAAATGTTGATTGATCCACGAATACATTAACGCCAAATTTCGTAAGGATATAATAGTCGGCGATAATCGAGGCTTGTTGCTCAAGGTTGTAATCGGCTAAATCTTTTTCTTCTGGCAACGAGTATTCATAGCTTGCCGCCCAGCTAAACAGCCCTCTTGTTCTGACATTAGCGCCCATCTGATGCTGCCAGACATGTCCCATTTCATGTACAAACAAAGCCATATTACCGACAAAGCCAAAGGAAAAATCTTCCTGAAACAGGTCTCCGGGATAATACATATATCCGTTGGGAGTCATTGCAGTGCGATTGTCTTGAAGTCCGAAAGGCAGATACTCACCGTTATAAACCTTTACGGTACTATAATTGATCGCATCTTTAAATAAAGGTTTTATCATTCTTATTTCGCCAGCCGTCAGAGGTCTGGAGCTGTTTTCCGCTGTTGCCATCCCGTTCCCTTTATTATTTATTCAGAAATGAAGTATTTTTCTACTCTCTGTTGTTTCATGTGTCAATAAAGCTACATATTTTGCTGTTTTATATTTGTGGCTGCATGCTTCGTTGTATGAACACACTAGCAAACATTAACGAACTTGCCCGCGCCATCCGCAATATGATACGCACCGGCGTTATTGTCGAAACCGATCTTAATGTCGGGCGCTGCCGCGTGCAGACCGGCGGCAATATCACCGACTGGCTCCAGTGGCTGACGCAGCGCGCCGGTCACTCCCGCACATGGTGGGCTCCCTCCATTGGCGAACAGGTGTTAATTCTGGCTGTGGGTGGCGAGCTCGATACCGCGTTAGTGTTGCCCGGTATTTTCTCCGATGACCATCCTGCGCCGTCGGCCTCGGCTGATACCCTGCATATTGCTTTCCCGGATGGCGCGGTCATCGAATACGAACCGGCGACCAGCGCGCTGACCGTCAGCGGCATCAAAACCGCCGACGTCACCGCGTCCGAATCCCTCACCGCCACCGTGCCGGTGGTGCTGGTTAAAGCGTCTTCGCGTATCACCCTTGATACGCCGGAAGTGGTCTGCACTAACAGGCTCATTACCGGCACGCTGGAGGTGCAGAAAGGCGGCACGATGAGCGGGAATATCTCGCACAGTGGCGGCGCGTTGTCGTCCAACGGCAAAGTGCTTCACACCCATCAGCACCCCGGCGACAGCGGCGGCACAACAGGAGCGCCCCTGTGACAGTGAACTATACCGGCATGAGCCGTGTAAATGGCCGCACGCTTACCGATTCACAGCACGTCAGTCAGAGCATGGGCGACATTCTGCGCACGCCGGTCGGCTCCCGCGTGATGCGCCGGGAATATGGCTCGTTGCTCTCCACGCTGATTGACCAGCCGCAGACACCGGCGCTCACGCTGCAAGTCCGTGTGGCCTGTTATATGGCGCTGCTGAAGTGGGAGCCGCGCATCACGCTGAGTGAAATCACAACCGAACAGACCGAAGGCCGGATGACTGTCAATGTGACCGGCCAGCTCGTCAGCACCGGGGAAACCCTTTCATTAACCCTTCCTGTGAGTTGAACCCATGCCGATTGTTGATCTGAGCGAGTTACCCGCCCCGGATGTGGTTGAGGAGCTCGATTACGAGAGCATCCTCGCTGAGCGCAAGGCGACACTGGTTTCGCTGTTCCCTGCTGATGAGCAGGACGCCGTTGCCCGCACGCTGGCACTGGAATCCGAACCGCTGACCAAGTTCCTGGAAGAGAACGCCTACAGGGAAGTTATCTGGCGTCAGCGCGTGAACGAAGCCGCCCGCGCGACGATGCTGGCCTATGCCACCGGCAATGACCTCGACGTTATTGGCGCAAATTATGACGTCGCGAGGCTGGTGATCACCCCGGCTGATGACACCGCACTCCCGCCCGTCGCGGCAGTGATGGAAGCCGACAGCGATTACCGGCTACGCATTCAGCAGGCAATGGAAGGGCTGAGCGTGGCGGGCTCAACCGGGGCTTATGAATTTCATGGCCGCAGCGCCGACGGGCGTGTCGCGGATATTTCCGTTATCAGCCCGGAGCCCGCTTGCGTGACCGTGTCGGTGTTGTCGCGTGAGGATAACGGCGCGGCGTCGGCTGATTTGCTGACAGTCGTGCGAAATGCCCTTAACGATGAGGATGTGAGGCCGGTTGCCGACCGCGTGACAGTGCAGTCAGCGGCGATTGTCGATTACCGGATTGATGCCACGCTTTACCTCTACCCTGGCCCGGAAAGTGAGCCGGTTCGCAGTGCGGCAGAGGCCAAACTTAAAGCGTATATCAGCGCACAACATCGCCTCGGTCGTGATATCCGCAAATCTGCCATTTATGCCGCGCTCCATGTTGAAGGTGTGCAGCGTGTTGAACTGGCCGTCCCGGCGGCTGACATCGTACTCGATAAAACACAGGCCTCCTTTTGCACTGATTACCGGATAGTTGTCGGGGGCTCCGATGAGTGATTCGCGGTTGTTGCCGGTGGGCTCCTCGGCGCTGGAGGTGGCCGCCGCGCGCGCCTGTGCCGACATTGAAAACACCCCGATTCCATTACGTCGCCTGTGGAACCCTGACCAGTGTCCGGTCAGCCTGTTGCCGTGGCTTGCCTGGGCGTTTTCCGTTGACCGGTGGGACGAGAACTGGCCGGAAGAGACGAAACGTGACGTTATCCGCAGCGCCTATTTTATCCACTGTCATAAAGGCACCATCGGTGCAGTGCGGCGCGTGGTCGAGCCGCTGGGTTATCTCATTAATGTTACTGAGTGGTGGGAAACCGGCGACCCGCCCGGCACATTCCGGCTTGATATTGGCGTACTGGAAACCGGCATCACCGAAGAGATGTATACCGAGATGGAGCGGCTTATTGATGATGCGAAGCCCGCCAGCCGACATCTTATCGGCCTCAATATTATTCAGGACGTTGCCGGGTATCTCTTTGCCGGTGGCGTGAATTACAGCGGCGACGTGACCACTGTTTACCCGGAGTGAGTGAAAGAAAATGGCAACGAAATACAAAACCGTCGTCACCACGGCAGGGGTGGCAAAATTTGCGGCAGCCCTCACGCCGGGCGGGAAAAAGGTGAATATTACTGCGATGGCCGTCGGCGATGGCGGCGGCTCGCTGCCGCAACCGGAGGCCGGGCAGACAAAACTTATCAATGAAGTCTGGCGCCATACACTGAATAAAATCAGCCAGGACAACAAACATAAAAATTACGTGGTGGCCGAGCTGGTCATCCCGCCGGAAACGGGCGGTTTCTGGCTGCGTGAAATGGGGCTTTATGACGACACCGGCACACTGGTCGCCGTCGGCAATATGGCCGAAAGCTACAAGCCAAAGCTCGAAGAGGGTTCCGGGCGGGCGCAGACCCTGCGCATGGTGATTATGCTGTCCGATGTTGCGTCTGTTGAGCTGGCTATTGACGGTTCCGTCGTGATGGCCACCCAGGATTATGTTGATGACAGACTTGCGGAGCATGAGCAATCGCGACGCCATCCCGACGCCACCCTGACGGAAAAAGGCTTCACACAGCTCAGCAGTGCCACAAACAGCGCGGCGGAGAACCTCGCCGCCACGCCCAAAGCGGTGAAAGCGGCGTATGACCTCGCCAGCGGTAAATACACCGCGCAGGATGCGACCACGGCGCAGAAGGGGATTGTCCAGCTCAGCAATGCGACCGACAGTAACAGTGAAGTGCAGGCAGCGACACCGAAAGCCGTCAGGGCAGCCAATGACAATGCAAACAGCCGGGTTCCGCTCACCCGCAAGGTCAATGGCCGGGAATTATCCGCTGATATTAACGTGACGGCGCAGGATATTTTTAACGGTCAGGCGGTGGCTATTGGTAATGCGGCGGATCTCAACACGTTTATGACACCAGGGCTGTATTATCAGAATACAAATGATTTTGCAGCGGCTGGCGCTAACTACCCGGCTCCTTACGCCGGTTCACTTGAGGTATATAAACACGCCGGTATTACGCAGATTTACCGTGTTTATAACAATTCTCGCGCTTTCATCCGGACGTACTTTAACAACGTCTGGAGCTCATGGGTTTCCAGTATCGATGCCGACGGAGGAACCATTAACGGCGAACTGAATCTTCACAGTGGATTCTGGATATCGGATAAGCAGACCGGCATAACCTTTGGTAAGGATGATGCCAGTTTTAACAGCGCCAACATGTTGATTAAATCCTGGTACGGGATCGGTTTTTATTCCACGCTCACCGGGAATGAAGGGATGGCGGGTTATATCAATACCCGCACCGGGCGTCTGGAGATGAAAGAGCAAATCATTCCGGGTAACTATACGAACTTTGATGCCCGTTATTTCACGAAATCGGAAATAGATGGTCGATATTTAAATGATGCTAAGCGTGGTAGCCAGGCGTTACAGAACGGTGCTCATAACAATATGACATCATGGGAAGCACCCTCAGGATGCTTTATTACCGGGGTGAACATAAGAACGGATTTAGGCGATTGTCGTTTTATGGGGTACTACTATCGCGCCCTTATGGTCAAGACTGCGAGTGGAAGCTGGCGACAGGTAGGTAACTAGTTATGATTGAATTCAAAAATATAAAAATTTCAAAAAATGTGAAAGAGGATGGCTCAGGGTATTCTTATATATATTTTGAAGACGAACATAATCGCGACTGGTATGAAATTCGTGATAAAGAGTGGAAAGGCGTTAATAAATTCATTGCCACTGATGAAAGTGAATTTGTGGTAACGTTTTCTGATAATCCAAATTTTCTCACCCTTGCTGAGGGAATGAACGTTTATGAGGTCGTTGATTATCCTGATGACATATCAACTGCGGTCTATAAATATCAGGGTGGTAAATTTCTGTCGCAGGAGCCATCAACCCGGGAGATAGCGGAGCAAGAGAAAAACCGCCTCATCAGTGAAGCCTCAACAATGATTTCAGTTTTGCAGGATGCTGTTGATTTAGGGATGGCTACGGAAGACGATGAAAGTAGCCTGATTGCCTGGAAAACATACCGGGTTATGCTGAGCCGCGTTGATACCCATAATCCTGAATGGCCTGATAAGCCAGCCAGTTAAATGTTTTTTTAACTGGCTGATGGGTTACAGGATGAAGTCTTTAAATTTATCAGCATTATCCACAAGGTAGGACGGGAATTTAGCTTTTGTTAATTCCTGTCGCGCCATTTTACGATCTCGCCCCCATATATCCTTTGCGTTGGTAAGGGCATCAATAATATGTTCTTTATTATTGAGGTGGGGGAGATCATACTCAGTATGCGAGATCGTGGACATTTTCTCCGAAATGCGTTCCGGACTCATAATCCATGAGAAGTGCCAGCCAGCATCAGACATAACCATATGACGGAATTTAAAGAGAGTCTTCAAAATAAAACCTTTGTTCAGGCAGGACTTCTTAATGTTCCTGAAGTCTTCCGGCTTGCCTCTGAAATACCCTTTTAAATTGCGTAGGGTCGTTGCTCGCGGCAACTTACACAGCCTTTCACTGCCATCAGTATTAAATACCTGTAAGTTAAACTGGTAGTTATAAAAACCCATATGCAGCGTCGTACAGAGTTTTTTAGGATTAATTGCTCTGATGGCTTCCGGTGAAAATATTTCGTCAACGTCAGAGACCAGGATCAGATCATCATCCTGTGCATACTTAAGGCCTTGCATAATCGCGTTTCTCTGTGCCGCTTCGTTAGCCCATGCATCGACTTCGTCCGCAACCCCATTAGTTTCTTTCTTAAGAGGTTCCTCATCATGGACGACATAGATAATTTTGTCTTTAAAACGGGCAAATTTTTCAATATTGAAGTGCAGGTTTCTTGGTTTTCCGGTAAACGTATGAGTTGATTCCACAATCACAAAGCGATCAACAACGTCCATGAGAGTATTCAAACGAATGTCAAGCAACATGTCTTCATCGTAATACAAAAAACAATCATAAATCATGTTTGTATTCTCTAATTATTTGGTCGAGCTGTAAGTTATCCGTAATTCAACAATTCAGAATTCTCGTATATTGCAAATGGTTAGTAAAGGATACCAGCTGTAAAAAATGAATTCCGGGCTGAATGAATCCCGTAAGCCAAATCGCGTGAGGGATAATTGAGCGATATATTTTCCGGGAGTTGTATTGCAACTTAACCAACCCTGATAAATAGCGTCCGGCTGTGGCACACCAGACAATAACACTCACCCCAACCCCTCGGAGTTAAACGGATGAGTGATTATCATCATGGCGTGCAGGTCGTCGAAATCAACGACGGCACGCGCGTCATTTCCACGGTCTCAACGGCGATTGTCGGTATGGTCTGTACTGCCAGCGATGCCGATGCGGCCACTTTCCCCCTCAATGAGCCGGTGCTGATCACCAGTGTGCAAAGCGCCATCGCCAAAGCCGGTAAAAAAGGCACGCTGGCCGCGTCACTCCGGGCCATCGCCGACCAGGCAAAACCGGTGACCGTCGTCGTGCGCGTGGCGGAGGGAACCGGCGACGATGAAGAAGAGGCGCTCGCCCAGACCATTTCCAGCATCATCGGCACCACGGACGAGAACGGCAAATACACCGGCCTGAAAGCGCTGCTCACCGCCGAAGCTGTTACCGGCGTCAAACCCCGCATCCTCGGTGTGCCGGGATTCGACACGCCGGAGGTGGCGACCGCGCTTGCGCCCGTTTGCCAGAAGCTGCGCGCGTTCGGCTATGTCAGCGCGTGGGGCTGTAAAACCCTCTCTGATGCCATCAGATACCGCGACAATTTCAGCCAGCGTGAATTAATGGTGATCTGGCCTGACTTCCTCGCCTGGGACTCCGTGAAAAATGCGACCGCCACGGCCTACGCCACCGCGCGCGCTCTCGGTCTGCGCGCGTACATCGACCAGTCTGTCGGCTGGCATAAAACCCTGTCTAACGTCGGCGTCAACGGCGTGACCGGCATCAGCGCCTCGGTGTTCTGGGATTTGCAGGAGCCGGGCACCGATGCCGATTTACTCAACGAGGCGGGCGTGACGACGCTGATTCGCAAGGACGGTTTTCGCTTCTGGGGCAACCGCACCTGTTCCGATGACCCGCTTTTCCTGTTTGAGAACTACACCCGCACGGCGCAGGTTATCGCGGACACGATGGCCGAAGCGCACATGTGGGCGGTCGACAAGCCGATTACCGCGACGCTTATCCGCGACATCGTGGATGGCATTAACGCGAAATTCCGTGAGCTGAAAAGTAACGGCTACATCGTGGATGCGACCTGCTGGTTTGACGAAGAGGCCAACGATGCGGAAACCCTGAAAGCCGGGAAACTGTATATCGATTATGACTATACGCCGGTTCCCCCTCTGGAAAATCTGACCCTGCGCCAGCGCATCACCGATAAATATCTGGCGACGCTGGTTTCCCCGGTTAACAGCAATTAAGGAGCCTGATAAATGGCAATGCCACGCAAGCTGAAATACATGAATGTGTTTCTGAATGGCTACAGCTATCAGGGTATCGCGAAGTCGATCACCCTGCCGAAGCTGACACGCAAGCTCGAAAACTATCGCGGGGCGGGTATGAACGGCGTCGCGCCGGTTGACCTCGGCCTCGATGATGATGCCCTGTCGATGGAATGGTCGCTCGGCGGCTTCCCGGATTCGGTTATCTGGGAGCTGTACGGCGCAACCGGCGTCGATGCCGTGCCGGTGCGTTTTGCCGGTTCCTACCAGCGCGACGACACCGGCGAAGTGGTGGCGGTTGAAGTGGTGATGCGTGGCCGTCAGAAAGAGATCGACACCGGCGAGAACAAACCCGGCGAAGACACCGAAGCGAAAATTTCGGTCGTGTGTACCTATTTCAAACTGACGATGGACGGTAAGGAGCTGGTTGAAATCGACACCCTCAACATGGTGGAGAAGGTCAACGGCACCGACCGGCTGGAGCAGCACCGCCGCAATATCGGCCTGTAATGTTCACCCCGGCCGGTGCGCTGGCCGGTTAACCCGAAGCCTGATTAAAAAGAGAAAACCATGAATAACGACAACGTGATCACCCTGGAAAATCCAGTTAAGCGCGGCGAGCAGATTATTGACGCCATCACCCTGATTAAACCGAACGCCGGGACGCTGCGCGGCGTCAGCCTTGCGGCGGTGGCAAACTCCGAAGTTGACGCCCTGATTAAAGTGCTGCCGCGCATGAGCGCCCCCTCGCTCACCGAGCAGGAAGTCGCCGCGCTTGAGCTGCCCGACCTCGTTGCCCTGGCGGGTAAGGTGATCGGTTTTTTGTCGCCGAATTCGGCGCAGTAAATTTCCCTGACACACTCTCTGTTGATGATCTGATGGCGGATATTGCGGTGATCTTTCACTGGCCGCCCTCAGAGCTCTTTCCCCTGAGCCTGACAGAGCTCATTACATGGCGAGAAAAAGCCATCCAGCGAAGCGGAAACACGAATGAGTAGCGTGAAATTACAGGTATTACTCAAAGCTGTTGACCAGGCGACCCGCCCGTTAAAATCCATCGACAAGGCCAGCAAGGAGCTGGCCGGAGGGATGCGCACAACACAAACCGCATTGCGTGAGCTCAACGGGCAGGCGTCAAAGATTGACGGCTTTCGCAAAACCAGCGCACAGCTTGCGGTCACTGAGCAGGCGCTGAAAAAAGCTAAAGACGAAGCCGCCGCGCTGGCGATTCAGTTTAAAAACACTGAACAGCCGACCCGCGCGCAGGCGCAGGCAATGGAGACGGCACGCAAAAGCGCCGCCGCGCTCCAGCTTAAACACAACAGCCTGCGTGAATCCGTGCAGCGTCAGCGGCAGGAGCTCAGCCTTGCCGGGATAAACACCCGCACGCTGGCCGCTGACGAGCGAAAACTTAAAGCCACCCTCAGTGAAACCACGTCACAGCTCAACCGGCAGCGTGAAGCGCTGGCGCGCGTCAGTGCGCAACAGGAGAAGCTGAACCGGGTAAAACAGCGCTATCAGGCCGGGAAGGCGCTCGCCGGGAACGCGGCAGCGGTGGGCGCGGCAGGGGCGGGGATGGCAACCACGGCAACACTTGCCGGGGCGGCGCTGCTGAAACCGGGCTATGACTTCGCGCAAAAGAACTCGGAGCTTCAGGCGGTACTCGGCGTGGGTAAAGACTCGGCGGAAATGACCGCGCTGCGCAGACAGGCGCGCCAGCTCGGCGACAACACGGCTGCCTCGGCGGATGATGCTGCCGGGGCGCAAATCATCATTGCGAAAGGGGGCGGCGACGCGGCAGCGATTCAGGCCGTCACGCCGGTGACCCTCAATATGGCGCTGGCTAACCGGCGCACGATGGAAGAAAACTCCGGTCTGTTGATGGGGATGAAATCCGCGTTTCAGCTCTCAAACGATAAGGTCGCGCACATCGGTGATGTTCTCTCCATGACGATGAACAAAACCGCCGCTGACTTTGACGGGCTGAGTGATGCGCTGACCTATGCCGCGCCGGTGGCAAAAAATGCCGGGGTGAGTATCGAGCAGGCCGCCGCCATGGTGGGCGCGTTACATGATGCGAAAATCACCGGTTCGATGGCCGGTACGGGGAGCCGCGCGGTGATAACACGCTTGCAGGCACCGACCGGCGAGGCGTACCGGGCGATTAAAGAGCTCGGCATCACCACGGCAGATAAAAAAGGTAACACCCGGCCTATTTTCTCGATCCTGAAAGAAATGCAGGCCAGTTTTGAGAAAAACAGACTCGGCACCGGCCAGCGTGCCGAATACCTGAAAACGATATTCGGTGAGGAAGCCAGCTCATCCGCAGCGGTGTTAATGGCCGCCGCCTCGGGCGGGAAACTGGATGCGCTGACCGCTGCGTTTAAGGCCTCGGACGGGAAAACGGAGGAACTGGTCAACGTCATGCAGGACAACCTCGGCGGCGACTTTAAAGAGTTCCAGTCGGCTTATGAGGCGGTCGGTACTGACCTGTTTGATCAGCAGGAATCCTCGCTCCGAAAACTGGTGCAGACCGCCACCGGGTATGTGCTGAAGCTGGATAACTGGATCACTAAAAATAAAGGGCTGGCGCAGACGCTGGGCGTGATTGCAGCGGTGGCTGTCGGCGTGGTGGGGCTTGTCGGCGCTATCGGTCTGGTGGCATGGCCGGTCATCACCGGGATAAATGCCATCATAGCGATTGCCGGTGTGCTGGGGACGGTTTTCAGTGTGGTGGGCGGGGCGATTATGACGGTGCTCGGTGCGCTGACATGGCCGATTGTGGCGATCGGGGTGGCGATTGTCGCCGGTGCGCTGCTCATCCGTAAATACTGGGAGCCCATCAGCGCCTTTTTCAGCGGGGTTGTTGAGGGGCTGACCGCCGCATTTGCGCCGGTTGCTGAGATATTCGCACCGCTGAAGCCCGTTTTTGACTGGCTTGGTGAGAAATTAAAGGCGGTGTGGGACTGGTTCACAAACCTGATTGCGCCGGTCAAATCCACGCAGGACACGCTTAACGCCTGCAGGGATACCGGCGTCCTGTTTGGACAGGCGCTGGCAGATGCACTGCTGATGCCGCTTACCGCGTTTAACAAACTGAAACAGGGCATAGACTGGGTGCTCGATAAACTCGGCCTCATCAATAAAGAATCCAGCGATCTTGACCAGAAAGCCGTAAAGGCTGGCGCGGCGACGCAGAACGGCACCTATATCCCGGCAACCAGTACCTATGGCGGTTATCAGGGATATCAGCCCGCCGTTGCCCCCGGTGGTAAATCCTATGTCGATAACCGGCAAAGCCATTACAACATCACGATGCAGAACGGCGGCGCACCGGGCGGCGAACTCGGGCGGCAGTTGCAGGATGCCGTTGAAAAGGCTGACCGTGAGAAACGCGCCCGCGAACGTTCCAGCATGCGCCACGACGGATAAGGGAGACATTCAGAGATGATGCTCGCATTAGGTTTCTTTGTCTTTATGCGCCAGACACTGCCGTTTCAGGGCATGCAGCGCGACGCGGAATATCGCTGGCCGTCAAACAGCCGCGTCGGCAGGCGCGATGCTTTCCAGTTCCTCGGCGTCGGGGAGGAAAAAATCACGCTCAACGGCACGCTTTACCCGGAAATCACCGGCGGGACGCTGACGCTGACCGCGCTCAGGCAGATGGCCGAACAGGGTAAGGCGTGGCCGCTGATAGCCGGAACCGGCCAGATTTACGGCATGTATGTCATCAACAGCATTAACGAAACCGGCGCGGAGTTTTTTTCGGACGGCTCACCCCGCAAGATTGATTTTACGCTGGCGTTAACGCGCGTGGATGAGTCGCTGGCGGCGGTATATGGCGACCTGAGTCAGCAGGCTGACATGCTGGCCGGTAAAGCAAAAGACGCCGCCACCAGATTAATCACCATGCCGGGGTTATGATGTCAGAAATACTCTACAGCCAGGCGGGGAGCTCACTCACCCCCGCGTTTATGCTGAAACTGGACAGTAAGGATATCACCGGCAACATCAGCGACCGGCTGATAAACCTCACGATGACGGATAACCGGGGCTTTGAGGCTGACCAGCTTGATATTGAACTCGATGACAGCGACGGCCTTGTGCAGTTGCCGGTGCGCGGCGCGGTGCTGACCCTGTTCCTCGGCTGGAAAGATTCCGCGCCGGTCGGCAAGGGCAGTTTTACCGTTGATGAGGTTGAGCACCGGGGCGCGCCTGATACCGTGACCATCCGCGCCCGCAGCGCTGATTTTCGCGGTACGCTGAATTCCCGGCGTGAGGAGTCCTGGCACGACAAAACCCTCGGCGATATCGTGGCGGCGATCGCCGCACGTAACAGGCTGACGGCGAGTGTCACCCCGGCGCTGGCCGGGATCCATATCCCGCATATCGACCAGACGCAGGAATCTGACGCTAAATTTCTGACACGGCTGGCTGACCGGAACGGCGGCGAGGTGTCGGTCAAGGCGGGGAAACTGCTGTTTCTCAGAGCCGGGAATGCCACAACCGCCAGCGGCAGGCCCATTCCGCAGGTGACGATCACCCGCAGCGATGGCGACCGGCACCAGTTTGCGATTGCTGACCGGGGCGCTTATACCGGCGTCACGGCGCAGTGGCTTCACACCAAAGACCCGAAACCGAAAAAAGTGAAGGTGAAGCGCAAACCCAGAGAGCAGCATTTACGTGCGCTACAGCATCCGAAAGCCAAAGCCAGAAAGAAGGAAACCAGAGTACCGGAAGCCCGCGAGGGCGAATATCTGGCCGGTGAAGCGGATAACGTGTTTGCACTTACCACGGTGTATGCCACAAAAACCCAGGCCATGCGGGCGGCGCAGGCGAAATGGGACAAGCTACAACGCGGTGTAGCTGAATTCTCGATAAATCTGGCCGTCGGGCGCGCTGATCTCTACCCGGAAACGCCGGTGAAAGTCTCGGGGTTTAAGAGCGTCATGATGAGCAGGCGTGGTTGATTAGTAGGGTGACTCATAATCTCAATAATAATGGCTTCACGACGGGCGTAGAGCTCGAAATAAAGCTTTCTGAGGTTGAGTACGAATCAGAAAACGATGAGTGATGTTATTGGTTTAACTTTTTGTTATTCAACGATTTTTATCGTAAAATTTCGACATTGCTCAATCGTCGAGGTGCTCATTATGTTCGATTGTCCGTTATGCCAACATGCCGCTCATGCGCGTACCAGTCGTTACATGACAGATACCACCAAGGAACGTTATCACCAATGCCAAAACGTTAACTGTAGTGCGACGTTTGTAACGATGGAATCAGTACAGCGGTATATCGTGAAGCCCGGCGAAGTGCAGCCAGTCAGACCACACCCGACGATTTCAGGGCAACAAAATTTATGGATGTGAAAAACGCCCTGTGATTACAGGGCGTGTTTTGTGTCAATGTGGTCGCAGTGTGGACACTGCATGAAATAAATCCTTTTATTTCATGTTGATATAGATGGTCTTAAATCACCACCCCTGTCTTCCCCCACATGATGTGGGGGTTTTTTGCCTTTTATTTACCGGCCATCACGCTGGAAACCCAAAAACGAGGGAGTTCACATCGGCCGTGTATGCTGCAGCGGTGCAAAATCCGATTCTCTCCTGAGATAACCCAAAGATGGGCCATCCGCACAATTCTGTGGTTTCGCCTGGGTTAGGATTTTAGGGAAGCAATGTTGCTTTTTTTATCTGAGGACTTTCAATGGATAATTATCACGTAACGAAAGAGGGTGATAAGTGGAAGTTGCAAAAGGAAGGGAACGATCGCCCCAGTAAAACGGCTGACACAAAGGCTGAACTCATCACGAAAATGCGCGAATTCATGAGCGATAAGCAAGGCTCAGTGAAAATTCATAAGCAAGATGGTAAGTTCCAGGAAGAGCGAACATATCCGCGAAAAGGTGACCCTAAAAAATCGAAAGGGTAG